CGGACTAATAAAATCTAAATCGTCAGAAAATCTTAAAGCTACATCACCGTCGCCTATGTAAAGCCTTCCAGAGGTAGCACCAATACTACCGACTTGGGCGCCGTCTTTGCGAAATGACGCAATAAGACCGTCAGAAGTCAAACGGTTTAACACTAAAGGCTCTGAGCTTGTTCGCGTAGCCGCAATAAAACCGTCTTGCCCTGCTTGAAAACCTACTGTAGCACTGCTTGCACTAGTCTTCCCCACCAGCAAGTTGCCGCTGGTGTCGATACGCATACGTTCAGTTGCGCTAGATCCTGTAGAAAAAGTCAGGTCAGCAGAGTTGGAATGTCCTATTCTGCTTGCTTCTGTGCCACCTCTTTGGAAAATAATAGCTTCGGTGTTTCCTGTAGCTCCATTGATTTTAACAAGGCCATTACCAGTGCCACCGTTGTTTACAATGACAGTACCATTAAGCAAAATATCACCATCAACAGTCAAACCATCAGCAGTCACTGTGCCGTCAACATTCAAACTTGTGTTGAACTGACCTGTAGTACCAGTAATAGCAGCAGCACTGGCTGCACCAATGACTGTACCGTCGATAGCACCAGAGTCAATGTCTACTTTGGAAATGTTGACTTCACCAGTACCATTAGGCGTTAGGTCAATGTTGCCGTTGGTGTCAGTGGAGATTATTGCGTTGCCATTAACGTTAATGTTGTCCACGTCAAGGTCAGTATTGATTACAACAGTACCAGTGCCATTGGGTGAAATATTGACATTCCCATTGGTGTCACTAGAACTGATGGTATTACCATTGATATTAATGTTGTCTACCTGGGCTTCAGTGACTGCACTGTTAGTACCCAGAGTTACTGCGTCAATCGCACCGCCATTGATGTCAACAGTTGGAATAGTAGTAGTCCCGGTAAACGTGGGACTAGCAGTGTTTGATTTAGTTGCTATTGCAGTTGCAATGTTGTCGAACTCAGTTTCGAACTCAAGTCCTTTAATAATCTTGCCGCTATCACCAGAAGGTAAACCATCCTTTGCGGCAAAGTCAGTTGTTTTAGTATAGTCAGTCATAGTTTATCCTTTAGTATGAACTACTAAGACGCCCAAGATGTGTGAGTGTGGATAGGGCTAAAGAAAGAAGAAGAAGGGGGCCATTAAGACCCCCTATGGTTTTTACTCGTCGCAAACTGCGAGAATAAACCCAGCTTCAGGTCTATAAGCTTGAACACCGTACAGCGTATCAGCCGTGTACAGAGTTGACAAGTATTCCTGCTTGTACTGAGTCTGTGAACGTACTGAAAGCTGCTCTGCGAGTACAAGAGCGTCCTTGTGGAAGAACATACAGCCACGAGTATCAAACGCAGAAACAGAGTTCTGGGCAGCTACTTCGATAACGGGACAGTTGGAAGAGACATAAACGTCTACACCGTACAAGTTACCAATGAGGCCGGATTCAACACCACGACCACCTACGAAGTCAGAAGACACGTATCGGTCAATGCCCATGATTGACTTACGTACAGCGGGAGGAACTACGATTACTCGTCCGTCCATAGGTACGTTAGCGTCGTCCATAAGCTTGATAGCTTCACGGAAACCAAGATCCGTAAAGTTGTCGCCTGTGTTTACAGTGTCAACAGCGTAAGCTGCAAGGCCAGAAGAAGCATTGAAGTAGTAGCTGTTGCTGTTTACCCAGTCAGCACCAGTGTTAGCTGGAGACTGAGTACGCGTACCGTCACCAAAGCCAGTACCGGCGTTCATGAGGTCCGTGTCTACTTTGACAGCCAAAGCATAACCAGCGTCTTCCGTGTAGAATTGACGCAAGCTGCTCAGAGCTTGTACTTCAACAATGTCCTCGATCAAACGTGAGTACTCGAAATGACGATCAATGTCAACAGTCAGTTCGCCTTCGGTGTTTGCAATGATAGTTACTGCAGTGTCAGCAGCCTTAGCATTTGCGTCACCACGTACCGGCTTGGGGATATGGATCTTGTCGCCCTTCTTGCCTGACATAGCGAGTCGCTTGACAAGAGGAGCCATCTTGAGGTTCTTTTGGTAAGCAGCAATAATTTCATCCGACCAAATTTCGGGGATAAAAGTAGCTGCTTCTGTTTTTGCAGTATTACCCGCTGCGGCGGGATAAGTAGCAGTAGCCATTAGTCACAATCTCCTTTAGATTACTTGACTCGACCCTCTGCGTATGCTTTTAAGATTTCTTCTGACAAAGCTTGATAACGCTCAGGGTCTGTTCTCATTAGTTTAATAATGTCGGCCCTGCGATACACTTTCCTACGGCTCCCTTCGGCACTGCCCTGTGTGCTGCCCGTGTTGGCTGCCTTCAGCTGCTGCTTACGTGACTGCTTTTCTACTGCAGCCGTCTGCTGTGCAATGTTCTTACG